ATCGTTACTATTTTGATGGGTGGATATTTGATGAACTAGTGGATACTGAGACATTACCAGGCAATGCCACTCCCAGACGGTACCCATTATCCATCAACTTTGTCCAGACGCTATCTATCATTCATGCTTCTTCTGTATGGGGCCAGTTTGACAGTTCAGTAGTGAATATAGATGTCAATGGTACCCCCCTTGCAGAGGCTTTACCCATTTGCCAGGACCTATTGGACAGTACTCTTATTTCTGGGGGTATAGATGTTCAGGTAGATGGCGGCGTTTTTTTACAGGTTATGGTAGATATATCTGATGGCACTATTTCCTTTGTGGAGAGACCGTCCAGCATGGTTTTTCCAGTTTGGGACCCTGTAACACTGAATATCATTGAGGCGATAATTGCTTATGAGATAGATGCTCGTCAGGCCGAATTGATATTTGGGATAAANGCCAAGGGCACACTAGCTGTCTACAAAGAGGTCTGGACCAGAGAAACAAAGGAAATATTTGTAGATGATCAGCTCATAGATAGCAGTTCTAATCCCTTAAAAGAGGTACCAATTGTCTACATTCCTCGTATGAGGACGAATAACTCGTTCTATGGGGTTTCAATTGTTCCATCCATTACCGGCTTGCAAGATGAGATTAACTTGCGTATGGCTGACCTGGGTGATCAGATCAACTATGAAGCACATGCTATCAAGTGGGTTAGGAACTACCGTAAGGGTGATCCNACCAAGGACCTCCCTTTAGCCGGTGATGTAGTCTGGGACTTAGGTACGGCTGTAGGAACTGATAAAGACCCTGAAGCGGGGGTACTCAGTGGTCAGGCGTTGCCTAATACGTCTCTGGGGTATATCCGAGTACTCAAGGAGCTATTGATCAACAATACATTTTTGGCTTCAGTGGACTTTGGTGAGGATCAAGGCAGCCAACGTTCTGGTGTCACTCTACAAATTCGTAAGGAACCAGTCACCAGATTGTCCAGGATTGCTCGTATTAACTGGAAATTAGGGCTAAAGAGGCTCACTCGTATTGCCATTAAGATGAACTCTTTATATCACCAGGAGGAACCGCCGGAAGTTCTTTTACCGGACATAGCTGTAGAGTTTGCGCCACTACTACCGAGGGATCGTATGGATATTGTCAATGAAGTGGTACAACTTATGAGNAGTGATGCTCTACCACTTGAGAATGCTTTNCAGAAGGTGTTAGGTAAGACGGATGTTTCTCAAGAGATAGAAGAAATTAAGGAATGGATGCAGTTCAAGGCGCAACTGGATAAGATAGATACACCCCCTGTTAAGTAGTTTGCATATTTAGGGGGTTTTATGGTATACTCTAGCTAGTTATTGACCATTTTAACATAAGGAGGCGAAAAGTGACAAACCCAGGTCCTGATAATGGTAGCACTCAGCAGGGTGGACAACCCCCTGATNCTACTACCACTCAGCAACCGAATGAGAACTCTATTGATTACTGGAAGGTCCAGGCAGAGAACAATCTGAAGCGCTATCAAGGCGCTTCTCAGGTTATCTCAGCACGGGACCAAAAAGTCCAGGAGCTACGTCAGGAATTGCAACAGCTTGGAGAAAGCAAATCCAGTATGGAGGCTTCTATTGAGAGCATTAAAGCTCAATATGAAGCTAAAGTGAGCACTCTCACAGAGAGCCTTACTAGTACCCAAGTTGATCTGGAGAAGCTTACCAATGAGCATGGCAATTCTATGGCGGAGCTTACCAAGTTTGAAGTCCTTCGTAATTACCCTGATTTGCTGCCTCTGGCTGATCAAATTCCGGCGGTGCCGGAAAAGGAGCAAATGGAGCGCATCGCACAGCAGTATTACGATGGGATTAAGGAAGTTGTAACCCGAAAAGTAAAAGAAGTGAGTTCCCTTGGCAATCAGGCACCTGCTCCGGCAAACACATCTTCAGCATACACTACATCNGAAGCCTGGAACAGTGCATTGACCCAAGCCGCTGGTACTTCCAAGTTTGATGATCTATCACAGCAGTTCAGACAATGGATTACCAAAGAAGGCAAGGGAGCTTGACATGTCTGGAGGTTAAACCATGGCAACGGTAGANACTGGAGTTTTTACTACAAATCTATTGCCTCAGAGTTTGCGCACGTACTACGAAGCTGTTCTGCTTCATACCCTGCGCAGTGGGGCAATTTACAATCAGCTTACCCATGAGTATGAGAAGCTTGGTGACGTAAACGCCAAGAATGTTACATTTACAGAAGTTATGGATCTTCTGCCTAGCATCGAAGCCCTCAGTGAAGGTGTTCCNTTTGTAGAGGGTGCTTATCTGGATAGTCGTCAGATTACTGTCACGGTTGAAGAGCGTGGCAACATTCTGAAGACCAACAAGTTCCATAACATGGTTTCGTTCTGGAATAGTGGCGATTTTGACTCTATGGTCCGTGGCAAGGTGGGTTGGAACCTTGTTGATTCGGTTGACGTTACNGCCCGTAACGCTTTNCTGGCTATCACTGAGAACCTGTGGTATGCCGGTAGTAAGACTGCCCGAAGTGCACTGACATCTAGTGACACTTTCACGGTGGATTATGCTGATTTGGCAATGACCAACCTTGAGTCGCGTGATGCCTTTGGTATGGACCCTGAGGGTAACGCTATTGCAGTTGTGCATCCTCGTGTGGCTCGTGACATTCGTAAGGATTCTAGTTGGATCAATGCTTCTCACTACGCTGGTGCGCGTCAGCTCTTTAATGGCGAAATTGGTATGTGGGATAATGTCCGGTTTGTGAAATCTAATCGGGCCAGGCTCCCTAATGCTGGGACTGCTACGGTCCAGAGTACACTTAATGGAGCTGCCACTAAGGGTGCTACATCTCTTACTGTAGCCAGTGGTACTGGGTTTGCTGCTAATCAGGAGATTACTATTCATGATAATGCTCTTGGCACCGCAGTACTGGAAACNGACCCTGCTGCTGAGCATGTAGTNATCAGCAGTGTCAGTGGTACTACGATCACTCTCAAGAAACCCATCTTGCGTGACCATGCTTCGGGGCAATANGTNACTGAAGCACGTGACATCTACCCAGTGGTGATTGTTGGTGGCCCTCAATCAATNGTCTATGCCGTTGTGCAACGACCCAACGTTGTTGTTCCTCCGGTGATTGATGACTTCTTGCGGATCAATCGAGTTGGCTGGTATGGTATCTTTAAGCAACAGCAATTCCGGCCTGAGTTCGTAGAGGTTATTATGACTGCGGCTTCTAGCTAAGCACTGGAGCATACTATGGATTGGCAAACGTTTAGTGACAACTACATTCGTACATTTCTTAGTGATACATCTGCTAATCCCAGATGGACGGATACAGAGTTGTTGCGTTATATCAATCTAGCGGTAAATGACTTCTCCACTTATTTTCCGGTGGAGAAGTCATATCAGTACACCCCTAGTACATCTGNTGAGGGGTTATCTTTTACACTACCCACTGACATNTTAGAGGTGTTGCTAGTTGAACACCCAGCGGGGACATTTTGGGAAGAGGCATCTGACCATCCTGCCGAGCGGTTTGCCAAGTATGGTAGGCGTTACACGATTAGTGATACAGAGACAGGGGNTAAGACTATNACTATGNTAGCCNCTGTCTCTGAGGGAACAGCTATAAATATAAACTATGCTGCCTATCGTACAGAGATTGTTAATACNACTGACTCTGTTCCNGCTCCACGTGCAGCTTATCTNGCNCTGGTNTATTTTTCAGCTATGTTATGTCATGAGAGAGTAACTACTCAAGATGTAAACCTNTCTCGGTGGAATGATGGGCGTCGTAACGACAGTCCTGTTCTTCCTGAAGCAGAGCGTCTACGACAGAACTACTTGCGNGAGATAGATAAGCTAAGAAGTACCTTCCATCAGCTATATAGACGTGGGGCCAGGTCATGAATGGTATAGACGATGTTGTTATACAAGCCATAGTTAGTTATCTAACTACTGAATGTCTAACCAATGTAAGTGACAGTAGTAAATCTGGCTTGGTCAGGCAAGGTCCACTACAACAGGACCCAGAGGCAGTAGAAAACGGTATCAGCATTCTAGTATATGTCAACGATCCTTACGAACCTGGTGATTGGCCTCATGTTCGAGACGATCTGAAGGAAATAGCTCCTGGCTTTTCGCAGTACTGGCTTAGACGATACAGNGTTCAGGTCTTGTGCCAGTTTAGTCGTTTGGGGTATAATGATATTACAGCAGAGAGGGTTGCTTCTGAAGCTATATCTCGTGTTCAGAAGTCGCTAGTAAGTGTGGGGTCATCGGTGAATGGCTTAAGTGATAGTTTTAGTGAACGTGTCTATGACCCCTGCTACGGGGTTTCAAAGGTAACAATTAACAAGAATGGTGGACCCCCCAATGAGTATATCTGGGAAGCGATATTCTACCTTGAGATCAAGACATTCCAAACGGCCTAACCCTCGGTTACTGGCCGTACTAGGGACTCAGACAGGGTGTGAAGTCTATCGTATTAAGATACCATTTACAGCTCTATCTGCTAAGGGNTGGGTAGCTGACTGGGTGGAACACGATAAGCTATCTCTCATCTCTGAAGAAGATGATTATGATATAGTAGTTCTACCAAGAGTGGTTCCTACCAAGGANNAAGCNTTTATAGCTCTTAAGAAGCTGAAAGAGAATGGCGCCATTCTAGTCTATGAGGTAGATGATGATTT